TGTACCGCCTGTTGAGGTATTTGCATGGATAACATCACCGACATTCATCTCATTGGCCATATCATTGAAATAGCCTGATGAGTCAATGGCGGCTTTGGCATCAGTTGTTGTGTAATGCCAGATGTGGAACCCATTACCGCTATAAGCAACAAGAGATAAATCTGATTGTACAAAAGCCATATCTACCTCCTTATTTCTTTAGCTCAAGTTCAAAGACACCTTCAGCATCAATAAGTACAGAATTCATCTGCATCTTATTCAAGATAAAGTAGCTGTCTTTATCGTTATGGTACTGCATGTTTGAAGAAACATCCTGACCAATAGCATGTGCAACCGCATCAGCATGGTAAGCAAAACACTCAACGTGTGTAGTTCCAGCTGCACCAGAACCATTAGTTTGTGTTAAGCCGCTATGTGGGAACCACATAAAACCAAGCCACTGCTTTGCAGTCATGCCAGTAGTAAATGGAAGATTTTCTTCACCCACATACTCAGCACGGCTGAATTGATCAATCGACATCAACTGTGACCACTGTTCCCAACCGACACAAACGAAGCGTCTGCCATCGTCAGGAACACTGTTGTTGCCAAACTTCTCCATCAGCTCTAATGACCAAGCCAAGGTAATACCATTGGTTGTTTCATCATGTGATGATGTAGTTGTTGTCATAGCCGCAAGGATGAGGTCATCAGTCTTACGACCAAGTGCATACGCACCTGACTGTTGGGCAACCAACATTTCATCATGGTTGATGCGTAGTTGATCGAGATCATCCACCCATTCGCCAGCAAAGTAATCTTCAAGAGTTACACTGACGTTTGTGTGTTCAAGGTTCATGGGTGCTACTGCACCATGCCTTGCTTTAGTGGTAGCAAAACCCTTACCGATCTTCTGGAACGTGGTTTTATTCTTCACGCCAGCACGATTACGAATCGTGTTACGGAGTTTAGAACCCATGCGCTGATACGCCATGTGAACGCCAGATTCAAACTCCTCGATAAAGGAGGTGCTAATTGATGGTACTGCCATCTCTCAGTCTCCTAAACAAAGTTTACATTTAACGCTCTCTGGTTATCATCCGCTTCTAGGGCTTCTAAGAAGTTATCCTTTTGGCTTCTGGCCATCCTGCATTGTTACGTTACAATAAAAGCCAAGTAATGTTTATTCACATTACTATAGCCTCCCATGTTTTTTCATAGCATGTTGTTTGAAACCATTCTGAACTTTACTGATAAAGGAAGGATCTTTTTCTTTCCAATATCTAGGATCGTTCTGCATTGACTTCAGATCATCAATTGTAAGCTCTTCTTGGAAATGACCAGTATCATCAGTAATAAACTGTGGTTGACCATTTAGTTCCATAAGCTCCTCAAAGGTTTCTATCATAGCCGCAGATGCTGGTATTTGAGCAAATGTCTCATAAGACTCATTTGAAAGATGAGATCTAGCCCAAGCGTCTACACGCTCAAGTCTTTGGTCTGCATGCTCACCAAGAGTAGCCGCTTCAGCTTCCCAGTTTGGGCCTGACATAGCCTCTACTTCCATATACTCACCAATGATGTCAGCAAACTGATCCTGACCCAAACCAAGCCTATGTGCTGTAGATCTAAACCAATCTGCCATAGGAGTGTCGGGAACCTCGATCATCTGGTCACCGACAGTAATATTCATGTTATAGTCGCCCGGGCTATCAGGAATAGAAGCATCGTGTTCATCAGCCATTTCATTCATCACTTCATTACGAAGCTCATCTCTACGGGCATGAAATGCTCTCTCTAAATCCTGATAAGAATGCGCCATCTGCTCTGGAGTTTCAAACTTCTCAGGCAACCAATCAGGACGCTCAACTTGGCTTTCCTGTGATAAGGCTTCTTGGCCATTCTCTACAAATGTATCTGTCGTTTGAGCCTCTGGTGCTTCTACTTCCTGTGTACCAGCATCGAGTGCTTCTGCTTCTTGAGACATATTATCCTCCTAACAATCCCATTTCCGAAGAGCCTTATTAATACGGCTGTTCGGATCGTTACGTGTTTTGGCAGAAGTAAGTTTCTTCTTCATGCCCTTCATTCTGGCACAGAAGCTCTTGCGTCTAGCCGCAGACTTCTTGCTCTTCTTTGCCTGTTTTCTTGATACAGGCGGTTTTAGATTCCCACCAGTTCTACGATTGTAGCTTGCCCTGCCCTTTGCATTCAGACCACCTGATTCATTCTGACCTTCTTTACGTTGCCAAGCAGGAGTTTTAGCCATTATTTTCCGACTTTCTTCATTGCTGATTTGTGAGACTCGGTAAACGAAGCTCCCTGACCCATCATTCTGGTCATATGTCTCATATGTGCCGCAGTATGATGTTCACGGTGACGTTTCATGGCTTGCTTCTGTTGTTTCGTAAGTGGTTTATTTTTCATTAGGTTCTCGCATATGTTGGTTTCTTACCACCACCACTTGGATTAGTGGCACGTTTGCGTTTTGTAGCGGCTTGTTTTTCGCCCTTACTCATACTATTGGCCTTAGACTGTGGAACGCACTTAGGATACTTTCTTCCATCGCCCATCTTCCTACCACAAGGTGGGTGCTTACCATCCTTAGTAGTGGATATATCAACCCACTTTTCTTTAAACCACTTATCAAGACTCACTTATACTTACCGCCTCTGCGTTTGTACTCTTGAACAACTTGCCCTGAAGCATATGCACTAGGCCATTTTTTCACACGCCTTTTGACCATAGCTTTTACTCTTGCATAAAGACCTTTATTTACTGGAGTAGCCATTTAATCACCCTCCGTTTGTTTTACCGTTCATTGTTTTTTTAGCCATACCTCTCATAACATATCTTGTCATATGTAAAGATCTGTTTTTAGATAGCCTCTGTTTGGGGTCTGCCCATGCTTTTGCAGCTTCTTGATATAATCTTTCTTTTTGTGGATTAGGTTTGATTTCAGTCACTTTGCTTTCTACCTTTCTCACATCTAGCTTTCATAATAGCAACGACCCATCTAGCTCCCTCCGCATGAGCTAATGTTTCGATATTTGTTCCTGCAGGATAGATACTGTTCGTTGTAATCCCCTCAAGATACTGTAAGAAAGCTTTACCAACACCTGAACCAAATAAAGCATAGGCCTTAGAATTAAGGTCAGCTTCAACGTCACGAGTATATCCACGACCATCGACAGAGATTTCTCCCCTATTTTTTGTAGCCATTTAACCACCACCTAACATCCCTTGTTGTTGCGCCATTTGCATTAATTGCTCAATATTTTTCTCTTTTGTTTCTGGATCTGCTAATAAAGCCTCTGGAACGCCAAACTTGGAAGCCAAGAACTGTACTACTGCTTCTTGGTTATAAAGTGTTGGCGTAAATTCTGGCCCGAATGTCTGTGCCGCTGTTTGCTGAAACCTGACAAAATCAGTTACATCTTGTTGATCTTGCGCTCTCAATAACGGGGAAACAGGTACGACACGTAATTGTCTACCATCAACCTTCGGTATTTCAAGTATTCCTTGGGCTGTATAGATAGCAACACATCTTTGAACAAGCGGAGTAAGAAACTCCTTTTGCATTCTTCCAGCAACAGCACCCATATCTCTAGCTACATCAGCTAGCCTTTCTGATACCTCTGTAGCAGATAGGGGAGTTCTAGCCTGTCTTGCATCAAGCTCATCGATAAACATAGCCTTGCGTACATTTCTACGCATGTCATCGAGAACAAGCTGGGCTACATCAAATCTACCAGCAGAGCCAAGAGTCGTTATCTGAGAGCCGGGGCTTCTTGGTATGAAAGTGCCGGGCTGGATGGTAATGTTGTCAGGATTAAATACTCCATCATCATCATAGACATAGCTACCAGCAATAGCCATTTCAGCGTTCTCAAGAATAAGCTGAACTGTAAGATTAAGAGTTTTGATTGCTGGCATAGCCTGTAGAACAGGCCCACGCCCCCATACTTCAAAACCAGACTTAGACCAGCGTGTAGTAATCCAAGGAAGCTCTCCTCTTGAGTTTAGCTTGGATTTATAAAGTATACATTTATCTGTTTCAGATATTATGTAATAAGACCATTCATCCTTAAACTTATTTTCCCTATCATAGCAAGTTGCCTCGATGACCTTTGTCTTTCTTTTAGGATCACGCTTATGAGCCTCTTTCATTTTTTGAGTAAACTTAACTTGCGGGAATCGATGCTTTACTTCTGTTAAGGTGCATTCGGGCAGCCAACGAAACCAATCACTGACTTCATCCATCGCTCCCCCAAGCATTGCCAGATGAGTTGGAGGTACAGAGGTAAAGTGTAGCTCACCATTAAATCTCCCTGGCTGAACAAGCATATTCATTGTGCCTAAGCCAAGATCCTGCAAGCCTTCATGGAACTCTGAATTAAAGTTAGAGTTACGCAAACCTTCGTGAAGTATGTCTGTAATCTTATCTAGCTCACCAAGAACATCTTTTGTTATCTGTTCTTGAGGAAATTCGGGGCCGGGGGCAAGCTTAAAAGCCCTACCGTTTGGAGGAAAAAAGCCAAGTTGTAAACGACTAGCAAACTTAGGAAGACCCACAACAGCAGTTTCATCGTAAATATTTTCAGTACGCCTTTGCCCACTGAACTCTTGAAAAAAGCTCTCACGATGAGGAAGAACATAGTCATATATTTCTTCCCATATGTCTGACCAGCTGTTCCACTTGCCTTTTGCTTTTTTATACCTGTCCATTACGGACTTGTATTCAGCATCCTTGTCATTGACAGCGGCTGGTGCTGGATTGGAATCATCTACTTCGGCTCTATATGCCATAGTTACCTCTACATACTATTGAGTGACTTGTTATAACCTGTTTTGCCACTCATCAGTTTAGTGGTCTTGAAACCAGTCATGCCCTCCATTTCGTCATCTTTTAAAGACTTAGAACCAATCATATTCGTTCTGTACCTGTTAAGACGGTCTTTCTTCTTTCTTTCCGCTTCAGCCTTCTCCTTAGCCATTCGAGCTTCCATCTCTTCACGCTGACGCTTCAGTTCAGGATCTTCTCTAGGCTTTTCAGGCCTCAAACCTAACAAACCAGCAATGCTTTTTCCCATCAGAGCCTCCTATGTATCGATTAATATCTCTTTTCCACCACGTTTAATCAATTCACAATACAATTGATAAGGTGTAATCGCAGACCATTTCTGTACACCAACAACGTGCTTACAAAAAGAAACACAATAAAGCCAAGGCCAGAGGTACTGAGGGACTTTACTGTATCTTCTTTTTGGTTTTATTTCGATGCAAGTACATCCACCAACAAGTACTGCAAGCATTTCCGTTGCGTCTTCATCTTTAGCTGAAACAAATTTAAAACCACAGTTGTTGTATTCAAGCCAGTTCCATGTGTCTGATTCGATAGAATAGAAAACAACAAAGCAATGGGCAAACTTAGGATGTTTCCTAACTACCCATCTCCAAAATCCTTTTTGGGTGGTAGGAGTAAAACACACTATTACTCTGGAAGCATCTGCTGTCATAGTGCCGCAAATCTACCTCTAGGTTTACTCTGGCTTCTTCTTCTGTTCATACGTTCGAGTGGACTACCAACCCTCGCAACAGTTGTGGGGCGGGAAGGATTGCTATTGCCAGTAAATACTCTTCTGCCTTCGCCACCGCCAATCATAGCGTACTGAAGGGCGTCATGTACGTGACTAAAGCGATTTTTATTAGGTTTCTCATCATACTTCTCATTACCCATATAGTAGGTACGCTTATACTGATAGCCACCTTCAAAGCCATTTATCAACGTCACGCACGTTGGGCTAATTATCATACTGGGTAATCCCTCTGACATTCTGTTTAGAACCCCCTCGACAGACTCGATGCGAAGGCTGATGTCATTTGTGTTGCAAGGATAGGCATTTATGCCAGCGGCACGAAGTATCATAAATGGCGTGGTTTCATTTGTTTGAGCCATCTGATTGCCAGCTGGGTCACCTATAAACTTAAATGTGTATTTATCCCAGTTTTGGCGGCTAATCTCACGCTTTAGCATCTCAGCAAATCTGCCAGCACCCATATCCTGACCGATAACCTC